ATGCAGCAATGTGGTTACGTTCCAGTGCCTCGCCTGCTGCCATCATGGTACGCATGGAGGGCATTACCTCCTTCGCCTTGATAGCCTTGAGTACCTCAGGGAAGGTGGACAGCAGTTCGAACTTACCTGTCATGTAAGTCCACCACCTATCACATGTATCTTCGTATGTCTCCCGTCTTGACTCGTCAGGTAGGAACCTCGCATACCTACTGGTATGAATGAAGTCAGTGTATGTACTCATGTATCACTCCTTCTCTAAGCATTTAAGTTTCAGTATCTCCAAGCCCTCTACATCATAGAAGAACTCCAGCATATGTTCCTTGATCTGTTCACCAACCATACCATCAGCAGGGAAGGGCCACTCATCAGGGTCTACCTCAAGGGTAGCGTACATATTAACACGCATTGGACTTGACTTCAATAAGTTTCTTGAGGTACCACTCAGCTTTCTGTAAGTCCTCTACACCATTCTTGTAGCGGTAACGCCACATGTACTTAAGGATGTTGCCTTGTAGGTAATACTCAAAGCCGTCACCTGTAGCTGCCTCAATAGCGTCAATACATTCGATACCTGTCTCGTTGTAGTGGGACGGGCTGTTAACCATATCCTTAGTAGGATCGTAAGTTACTGCTACCGTATCTTTCTCTAGCCCTTTGTACTGTTCGTAGTTCATAAGGCTTCTCCCGTAAAGTCTACCTTGATTACGTTGCCGTCATGCTCTACTGCTACACGATTAACAGGTATCTCCTCCTCCATTGTGCCCTCTACGTAATCCATGATGTAGTCCCTGAAGTCTTCATCTATATCCATCAAGGGTACAGAGGCTGACACCATCTTACTAAGCATTACCATTTCATCAAAGTCTTTGTCGTTCATATCGTTCTTCTCAGAGGTAATACAGAAGATGTCTACCTTACCTGCCCATCCCTTGTCATCCATAACAGGTCTAATGTCAATAAGAAAATCATTGTCTTTAATTACTTTATCAAGTTGCATGTGTGCTAACTCCTTTTTACTTTGACCCCGGTGTAATCAATAAACTTGGGGTGTGTGTCCTTGCCTTTTTCCTTTAGCCAACTCTCAGGTATAGTCTTGTCGGCATAAAGGAAACCCTTTTGTATGCACCATTGAGCATATGTACTCTTGGCACCTTTACGTAGCTTCCTGTTACTGTTAGTGAACACAAAGCGTATATCTAATGTAGGGTGTTGCTTCTTAACCTTCAAGTGCTTACGTCTATCTGCTGCCGTAAACATCCCTTTAGTCTCAATGATGATACCATTCTTCAACACAAAGTCTGGCGTATAGGTCCGGTAAGCTAGGTCTTCCCACTCAATCTTGACCTGTTCGTATCGGTACTTGTACTTGATACTATCAAGATGCTGGGCATTACTAACTTCTAGTCCAGACCTATAGCCGTACTTACGTGCAGCTTTGAACTGCTTAGCTCTCATCTAGTGACGCAATCAATAGGTCGGCTTGTTGTACAGCAAGAGTCACTAACGCTGGACTATCGTACCGTAACCTACTATTACTAAGCATACCCTGCAATGCAGCAGTAGCAATACGCTCACGCCGGGCCGCAGCATCACGTTTCATTTGGCCCACATTGGCGTCTCGGATAGCAGGGGGCTTCTTAGGTTTAGGCAAAGGGTCAGTACCTTCTGTAACCCCTTGCTCTTTCAGAGTAGTCTTAGGTACAACCTTACCCGCCTTGATCTTCATATCCTTATCTGTAGCCATATCACCACGCCTCCTTGTCTGGTTCAACATAGTACACCATAGGCGGTTCTTTAGCCTGTGATGAACGGGACGGTTCGTAACTCACTGTCTTCCAGCATGTGTACTTATGCTTACAGAACCCACATGCAAAGCCTAGCTTGTGGTGACCAGTAGGTACACGCCTAAACGTCTCAACCTCTGCATCAAAGCAACGCTCAAACTTATCTGAGTTACTGTACTGTACTGTCGCATCAATCTTTGCTACCTCAGCGTCGACATCCATGTCAGCCTTAACATACTTGAACTCACCTGTTGCCTTGTTGATTACCCACCAACCACCTGCCTCTACACCTTTAGCCTTGGCGTAACCTGCAAGCTGTGCTACGTAACCGAAGTCGTCATGTGATGCAAGGGACTCGTAGCTATCAAACTTATTCTTGTATGACCATGCGCTGGCTGACTTAACATCATCCACTTTACCGTCAATCGTCAAGTCATCTGTGCCCTTGATCTCTGCACCACTAGGTAGCTTGAGTGTAACCTTCTCAGGTTGTTCCCACTCTACTCCAGCCTCTGTCAAGATACCTTTGAATACAGCTTCAACGATATCACCTATCATCATGTTCATCATGAAGGATGAGGGGAAAGGTTCAGCCCCCTCTGCGCTATGTTTGTCATGGTACAGTTGGCAAGTAGGCCGACCAATGTTAGACATACGCAGAGAGAACTTATCCCTTTTATTCCCCCCACCGAACTGCCGTGTCAAAGCCTCCTTAATGTCATTAGCTACTGTCTCAATAGTAGCCTCAGACATTGGAGTGTTCTCTCCCTTAGTTGCTTCGGAGAGATACTTTGTCACGCGCAGTTCAGCAGGGTGTTGCATTAAGCGTCTACCGTCACTTCAACATCATCACCGTCTACGTCATAGAAGTCGGCAGCTAGTGCCTCATCATCAGCAGTAGGTGTGAGTAGGTTCTTCTCTGACCATACACGGCTGATCCATTCGTTATGTTGGACAACCCAATCATTGAAGTCGTTGAGCGTTTGGATATGTGCATCAGTGATGTCAGTCACATCCTTGTAGTTAGGTGCAAACTTACCTTGGAAGAATACCTTACCATTATTCAAGGGTACTTCCTCTGAGGTAAGAGTTACGATGTACTGCAAGGGGGTAAGCTTACGCTTAAACATATCCTTGAAGATAGCTTCAGAGTCTTTGAACGCTTGGTTGTTCTTGATCTCGTAAGCTACTGGTACCTCTACATATTCTCCTGCATCTGTACCATCAGCGAACACTGCATCAGCCAGTGTAACTGTACCAAGCCACACGTTAGTACGCTTACACTCACGGATAAGCGTCTTGACTTCAGTGGATACTGAGTTCCAATCCTTAATGTAACCGGACGGACGACCACAGTTAACACCACCGTTGTTGTCCTTCAGGTCACCCTTCAGGTTGTTGTGCATCATAGTCTTAACGAAACGGTTATCGTCACTGAGGTAACGCTGTACCATCTGCTTCTGAATGAACGGACGGAACTGTACAACTTCACCGTACACTTTAACGTCACCGTCCATGTCAAGACGATACACACCAGCAGGTACGATCTCCATGTTCTTCATCTTACCCTTGACTTCAACCTTACCCATAATGCTTTCATGCTGAATAGCCAGACGGGTAAGCATGGAACGCTTAGTGCCACTGGCAGTAGGTGAATCCATACCCATGAGTACAGCCATTGCATCGTAGTTGTCGTTGTCGAGAGTTTTGATTTCGTTAGCCATGTTTTAAGTCTCCTTATATAAGTTCAAATGATCGTGGTATAAGTTATACCATAGTTACTATGCAGCGTCAACAACATCTTCTTGTTCCAACCAATTATTTCCTAGCTTGCTTTCTAGGAGTAACGGAACATCCATGTCAACGTGCAGCTTACTCTGTACTACGTCCTTAATTATATAGTTTACCTCCTTAATAATGTCAAGTACTATTTGTACTTCGTCAGGGTGAATATCAATTACCACACTGTCATGCACTGAGTTAACGATGCATGAGTGGTAAGGCTCAAGTCTCTTGTGTACCTCCAACAAGACAGCCGGGACAATATCTGCCGTAGCAAACGACTGTACTGGATAGTTCTTGATGTTAGTAAAGTATGTAACAGAACCATTGGCTCTGCGTGTTACGTCAGGGAAGGCGAACTCCCTACCGCTAGGTGTCTGTATCTTACCTGTGTTAATAGCCTCATCACCAAGCCGCTTGTGCCACTTGGCTATGCCTTTGTACTTGTCGATAAAGTGCGTATAGTAGGCTGCAACCGCCTTAGTTCTTCCATATCCTGTTGCACCATAGAGAGGTGCAAACGTATGTTCTTTAGCCGCTTGCCTAGTTGTCGGTTCGCCAGCATCCGTGATAACCTTTGCCGTGTAACTGTGGACATCAAAGCCATTCTCTACCTCCTCTATTGCTATAGGGTCACCACTAAGGAAGGCAGCAGCACGGAACTCAAGCTGTGCAAAGTCTGCCTCCATGATCTTACCTCCCTCCCAACGTGATATGAACACACGTTTAACCGGGAAGGTGTTACCTCTAGGCATGTTCTGCATATTAGGTTGACGCCCACTGAAACGCCCTGTTGATGTAATAGTCTGTGTCAGGTTCACATGGAGCAACCCGTCGCTACGTGTACCAGCCTCAATACCCTTAACATAAGTGCCAAGGTATGAGGTCACAGCATTGAGACGCATCAAGTTAGATAGAAACTTCTCTGCCTCTACCATACCTTTGTCCTTGGAGGCACTATGTAATACAAGCAAATCATCTTTACCTGTAGAGAACCCGTCTGCTTTCATCCACTTAGCATTAGGGGCACGGAACCTTAGCCCTGCCTTAGCCTTTGTGTCAAACAAGATGTACCCCTTACCCTCACAGTTCACACACTTGTTACTACGCTTGTAAAGGCTACCGTCCACCTTGGTTTTGAACGTCTGGCCTGACCCCTTACACTTAGGGCACTGTTCCATACGTTTCTTGTGTACTACTTCAGTATAGTTATCAATAGTAATATCCCATTCTTCTTTCTTAAGATCAGGGTCATTGATGTCAGCCCATACCTTCTTGTCAATAGGCTTACGTCCATAGATAACCTGAGACATTTGCTCAGGGCTATTCAAGTTAACTGGCATGTCACCCATCAGGCTTTTGATCTGTGTGTTGAGTGACTTAGTGATCGCATCAAGCTCAGTCTGAAACTCTACTCGTACTTCCTCAAGTACATCAGGGTCTACCTTTACACCTATCATATTCATCTTGGACAGGCACTTGGAAGTCTCGTTAGTAAGGTCAAGCACTGAGGTCAATGCCTTGTTCTCATCCTTCATGTACTCTACATCCAGTACGTTACGCAACTCTTGTGTAGTGTGTAGGTCATAGGACAGATACTCATCAAGCTCATCAGCAGGGATATCAGCTACAGATGTACCATTAGAGAAGTACTCGTCCATTGTATCCTGCTTAAGCGTAGTCAGGTTGAACCTCTCACCACAAGCCTTGAGGTTAAGCGGAGCCTTCTGCCCACGCAGTAACAGGTACGCTGCAATCATCGTGTCGTACACCAAACCATCATACTTGAAGCCTGACTCCCATAGCCAAGGCAGGTCATGCTGTAGGTTGTGACCAATCAAAAGTGTAGTCTTATCAAGGCGTTGTTGTACTATGGCATGACCATGAGGTGTAGCCTCACGCTCATTGTGATTGAAGAATACCCTACGTTCCTCACCTGTCTCAGTGAGTAGGCCCACCATGACTAGCTCGTTGGATGCCTCATAGGGGTCCATGTACTTCTTCTTGTCACGTATGGTGATGGTATTCTCGACATCAATCGTTGTCTCCATATGGCTTCTCCTTATTTACTTCACATACGCCTTGTAAAACTTACCATTATAATATAACCAATGCCATCCAGTAGGGACTTTCTTACTGTCCAACAGCTTAGCCATAGCCTTTAGTTTGTCTATCATTTCAACTCCTCCATCAGCCAAGGGTTATCCCTATACACATTCATTAATCCAGTTGCCAGTGTACTTATCACTCGCTCCTCCTTGTCATCATCCTCAAGGTAACCTGTCCACCAGATAGCATGTAGTATCTCATGCAGCAGGGTGTCACGTTGTACAGCAGGAGTGGCACTACTGTCAATGTAAATGATTTGCTTATCCTTATTACATAGGCCGAACACTTCATTAGCCGACATCGTCTTACCCTTGATGCGCTCTATCTTGAAGTCGTAGTGGGATATACGTACTGTGTCATTCATTTAGTGCCTCCCAACTTACAGGAAACAACGGCTTCACAATATCCTCAATCATCTGTGCTACTTGCCTCGTCTCCTTCTGTGTGTGACTATCCAGCCGCAGCTTACACACCCTAGACCAGCCTAACAG